TGCCGAAGCTGTCGCAGATGAACACTCGCCCGGGATGCCGCGCCGCGAACTTCTTCGCGTCGTTGTAGTTCGGGTTGATTTCGACCACGCACACCGCGACGCCGTACTGCTCCATCAGCTCGGACGAGCGCGCGAACGGATCCGCGCTGTAGGTCTCTTCGATGTGCACCACCGCCTGACGGCCGTCGGGCAGGCGCTCCTTGATCACATGGACGTTGAAGTTGCCCATCTGGTCGATGCCCATGTACGTGCCCGACGCGCGGCTCTTCCAGACCACGCCTGCGGCCTTGCCGTGGGAAACGCAGTTCGCAAGGTGCTCGAGATTCACCGGCACCTGCGACGGGTCAAGGTACGGCTTCCCGAGCTTCCGATTGAAGAAGTTCTTCATGTCGGTGGCCGTGTTGTACGCGAAGATGATCTCCTCCGCGCTGATCGTTGGCGACAGGAACTGCGGGAAGTGGATCGACCTGATGCGCAGCGGCCGGTCCTTCTTGGGCACCGACGCATCGACGGGCGGGTCAGCGTCGGGGTTGTCGGGGATCCACTCGCCGCGCTGGACGTCCTCGAGCACATGCCCGTTTGGGCAGACATACCGGTACAGGCCCGTGTCTGGGTCGCGCCATACGCAGTTCGGGAAATAGTCGTCCAGCGGCTTCTTGCTGCCGCAGGTCGGGCACTCGGAGTGGAATCGGTACTGGCTCCCGCGCTTGTACCAGTGGTGGATGTCGGCATCCGGCCAGTTCGCGGTCGAGCCCATGAGCGTGAAGCGGACGTCGGATGCCGACAGGCGCTCCTGCGTCTTCTCCATCTGCTCCAAGGTCATCTCCTGCACCTCGTCGTAGGACAAGATGTCCATCGGGATCGACTCGGTCGTCGCGCGGCCCGAGGTCCACGAGAACACGAACATCGCGTCGCCGATCTGGCGCACCCGGACGTTGCCCTCGCCTTGCTTCCGGCCGCTCCCGTCGGCCGCCTCCATGGTCATGAGCTTGTGCACGGACGGGATGGTTCGCACCACCGGCATGAAGCGCTTCGAGGACTTGATGTCCGCGAGGTTCGTGTCCGGCAGGAACATGCCGACCGTCGCCGGGCCGAACCGCAACCCGAGGTAGATCGTGGCCAGCATCTCCATGACGGTGAAGCCGACCTGCGCGCACTTCATGAGCACCAGCACGAGCCTGTAGGCCTCGTCCAGCGTGCTCGGGACTTGGTCGTAGATCCACGCCATCGCCGGCCGGTCGTCGAGCTTGAACGGCTTGCCGTCGACCTTCAGGCCATCCTTTGCCAGACGCTCGCACCACTGGCGGAACGTCTCGTTCTCGCCGACCACCATCTGCGAGGCGCGCAGCGCCATGTCGTGCCCGAGGAACACGGCACCCCACTCCTGATCGAACGCCGCGGCCGGCATCTCGGCCCGCGCCTTCTCGATCATCGCGGCGTCGATATGCGGGTTCTCCCACGACGGGATAGACGTCGCCGACCAGCTCGCGTCCGTTTCCGCGTTCGCGTACAGGCTCCAGAACGAGTTCTTCTTGCTGGCCGGCTTCGAGAGGAACCACGCATCGCCCTGATACCGGGCAAGCATCGGGTGTAGCGCGTCATCCCACAGCCTGTCGATGTCGTCGATGCTGGCCGCGTCATCGACCACGATCGTGGCGTACTGACCCCAGCTGTCGAGCTTTTCGTCGAGCGAGAAGAAGTCGATGCGCGCATCGCCGCCAATCGCAATCTGGTTTCGACGGGTCGGCGCGGACACCAGCGGCTCGATGATCTGCAGCACGCGGCGCTTGGCTTTCACCAGCTCATCCTTGTCCGCGCAGAACATCGCCACCGGGTAGCCCTTCAGCGCCCCGTAGCGCCCGACGAGCAGCGCCTCAATGGCTAAGGTCGTCTTCCCGGACTTCTCGCCGCCAGCGATGACGTTGAACCTTGATGCGGCGGCCAGCGCGCGAGACTGGCCGTGGTGCGGGCGCGGGAGCTTGATGCGGACTTGAGCCATGAACCGAGTGTATCAGAAATGGAAAAGCCGCCCGAAGGCGGCCTGCAGGCGGAGCGGTGGCGGTCAGTGACCTTCGCCCGTCATGTTGTTTCGCCCGGTTTTCTTCCAGCCGGGCAGCGTGCCGTCCTTCTCGGCCGGGTGAGAGTAGCCGGCGCGCGTCTCGATCTTCATTCGACCAAGACCGCGTGTGGTGTGGCTGTACTCGTGCTTCTCGCCGTCCGGGCCGATCAGCTCGTCGCCTTCCTTGAGGTCAGAGTGGTGCAGCGGATTCGAGGCGGTGGCCTTCTGTTTGCCGGCGGTGGCCTTCGGCTTCGAAGCGGACGGCTTACCGATAGCCCCTTCCGCCTTCTCAGCCAGACCCTTGTAGCGAGCGTGCTCTGCAAGGTGCGCGTCGCGCTCGCCTTCATCCTTGGCGTCGCGCGCCTTCTCGGCATGGCGCTGCGCCTTGGCGTGATGCGCCGACGCGATGACGTGCTTCTCGTAGTCCGGGTGGTTGGCGCCCTTCTTGGTCGCCAACTTGTCCTGACGCTCGGACTCGGCCTCGTGCTGATCGGCAAGAGCCGACAGCGTCGCGGCGGAGTGTTTCGGCTTGGCGGCGCCACCCGCGGGCTTCTGGTCGGTTTTCCCGGCGTGCGCCTCGTACTCGCCGCGCAGCCGCTTGACCGACGAGGTGTCGTCAGCGTGCACACGCCCGGAGTGATCCATCCAGACGTGCTCGCCGTCGTCATCGCCGGTGCCGGTCAGCTCGGTAAAGTGGCGAACAGGCGTGTCGTCGTGCATGGATTTCCCTTCCTTGCCAGACGCGATGTACTCCTTGCCGGCGAAGTGCATGCCGTGCGCCTTCGAGGCGTCGCCGCCCTTCAGGTTTTCGGCGTGGCCGACGACGTTCGGGTGGCCGTACTGGTCGCCGGCGGACTTCTCAGGTCGTGCAACCGCCGGCACCAAGTCGTCCTTGTGATGCGAAACCAGTTTGCCGTCCAGCGTCTTGATCGACACGTGGTCCTGCTTCACCTTGGACGAGCCGATCACCGTGCCTTCCACGCCGTGTGAGATTTGCCCGGGCTTATGGACCTTCACCTTGTCGCCGCGGCCAAACCCCTCGGCCTTCGGCTTGGCGGTGACGCTGGTGTCGTGTTCCTTCACAAACGTCCCGTCCTTGCGGGTGTAGCCTTTGACGTGCGCCTTCTGCAGCGCGGAGAGCTCGCCCAAGGATTCAGGCTTGGTGATCAGGATGACGGGTTTCTTCATGGTGGGCTCCGGAGAATTCAGGCGATGGTAGCGTCACGATTGCGCACGCGAGCAGGCGGAAGCGCAGGCCCCCATCCGGGCCAGATCTGCTCGCGCAGCGCCTCATAGGCCAGCTCAGGCGAGCGCCGACCGGCGGCAAGAATCAGGCGGCCGTAATGGTCCAGCCGGCAGAACCAGCGGCCGGCGCGGCGGTAGAGGTGGGGCTTTGCCATCACGCGCCCTCCGGCTCTGGACGCCCCATGCCGTAACGGCAGTTGCGCACGCAGTCTGCGTGCCCGGGGCCACCGGGCTCGCCGTAGTCGTGCTCGCCGGTTTTGAGATCCACGTACACCGGCTGGGAGCACCCGCCCCAGCCAAGCGGGCAAGCTCGCCCGCCTTCCATCTGCCACAGCCGCGCATTGTGGCTTACCTGATCTTCGGTGCCGGCAAGCTGTATGGCAGCGGTCACCAAGTCATTCAGTGCTTGCATCACTCGCCCTCCGGCTTCGGCGCTGCAGCCCGGTCCAGACGCTCGATCTCGGCGAGGACCAGTGCGCCGGCTTTGACGAGGTCGCGGCGCGGGTCGGACACCTTGAACCACCACCGCTCCCAAGGCCACATCGTCTCAAAGTAGTCGAACGGCTTTCTGGCACTCGACAGGCAGTAGCAAGCAGCCGCCTCCGCCAGCTCGTGCGCGCCATGGCGGTCATCATGCTCCGGCGCCCAGCCTTCGACTTCGACCTGCCGGCGGCGCTCGGCGATTACGTCGCGGACAGCACGAGTCTGGCCATTGGCCGGGTTCGGCTGCACTCCGCTCAGCCATGCTGCTACCTCAACCAGTTCATCGGGCATCGATACGCTATTCGCGCCGTTGGCGACGGCAGCCTCCATCGCCTGTGCCAGAATCTTCCCGATGGATTCAGTGGGCACGCTCGGCGCGGGCTGTGCGTAATCCATTGCTTGCCGAAGCGCATCGTTCCACCCCTTGCTCCAGTCGTAACCGGGCTGGCTCTGATCTCGGCCCTCCAGACTCAAGAACATCCGAGAAAGGGTGCTGGTGGCTACATGGCGCTCGTCGCTGTTGATGGTCACTTCTTTTCTCCTTTCGCGCCGGGGA